GCCGGGCGGCAGTGGTCAGGCCTTCTATTTCAAAGGGGGTTTTGGCCGCAAAGTCATACAACTGCCTTATAAAAGCATCAGCAGCTTCAGCACTTCCCAGCATGGTAGTAAAGGCTATTTTGGTTTGTTCCAGCTCCCCAGCCATCTTAATGCTTTTCAATCCAAGAGCAGTCAGAGCAGCACCCATTGCTGCCAGGGCAGTAGCCAACCTTTTGCTGGATTCTACCGCCCCCGCCATTGTGCTTTTCAGTTTTTCAAAGTGGCTCTCACTCTTCCGTAGTTCAGCGTTGGTAGCCTTGAGTTGATTTTCCAGGCTGGCTAATACTGTTTCTTCTTTGACTAGCTCAGTTTTTAGCCTTATAGCCGCTTCTGAACTCTCATCATTGTTTTGAATAAATTCCTCATACCTTGCTGCTAGTTCGCTGACCTTGCGCTTTTGCAGTTCTATTTGTTTTGTCAGGGCATCCGCGGCTAGCTGTAATCTTTCAGAAGCAGAGCCAAATTCGCCAAGCTTTTGAGAAGATTTTTCAAACTCTGCCTGCACTAATTGCATTTCCGCATCTATTGCAGACATAGATTCCTCGAACGTTAGTCCCGTCTGCTTTGCTGCAGCTTCTGCTTCCTCCAGACTCTCTTTAGCCTTTCTTAGGGCGAGTGAAACGTCGGCCTGGGCTTTCTCAAGCTGAAGCAACTGAATTCTCAGGTTTTGCGTCTCTTCTGCATCCTCCCCTTTAGCTGCAACGGCCTCATTGTACCTTCTTTTTAGCTCGTCCATGGCTTGACTATTCAGAGCCAAAACCTGAGTAAGATATTCAACTTGCGCCCTGTTTTCTTCTACAGCATCGCCACCCAACCGGGCTTTGGATGCTAGGGCCTCAAACTCGGCCTTAGCCAGCCTAAGCTGCCCCGACAAGGCATCAAGTTTCGGCGATCTGGCCGCAAAACTTTCCAGTTGTTTTTGTGCGTTTCTAATGGCTTGAGTAAACTGTGTAACGTCGATGCCCAGCTTTACCCATAAAGAACCTACTTCCACGGCCTCACCGCCTTTCTGTTCTTGTAAAGAACAGTAAACAAGGATAAAATGGGCATAAAAACACCCCTGGTTTATTAACTACCACTTCATGATTGCTTTTACCGCTTTCTTGGGGTCAGTGGTCTGTTTCTTTGCCTGCTCTGGGTCATTAGCCCGGACATGGGCATTTAATAGGGCGTGTAACTTCCGGGGAGTAGTGCGCCAGAATCTTTCTTCCGGCATAGACAAAACAACCGTTCCCACATATAGCAGAAACGGCCAGTCCCAGAAGTCGCCTTTTACTCCCCCGGCTTTGCCTCCGGTTCCGGCAGGGAAATGTCCAAGGCTTCCATTATTTTTGCTGCTATCTCCTGCATGTTAGCCATGTTGAGCATCTTGCCCACTTGCTTACGTGTCAGGTTTTCATCTTCGTGGATAAGTCCAGCCCAAATCATGTCGCGGATTGGCTTAATCTTCATTCCTTCCAAGCCCTTAAAGGCCTTGTTTATGTCTCCATATATCTCCTCAAGCTCGATAAAAGCATTGAAGTCATAGAGCAGCGTACGTTCTTTATCCAGGGTTACAGGAATAGGTTTTATCTTCACATCGTTGGCATTAGCCATATGTTATCTTTCCTCCTTAAAACGATAAGGGCGGGTTGCCCCGCCTCTTATACTGCGCTTATTTCTTTCGCTTTTTCGTTGAATACAACGTCCTTAACCTTGCCGTCTTTTATAGTGGGGATTGCTTTGCCGCTTGCAGTAATGGTAGCGTATTCCTCGCCCTGGAGGGTAACATCGTAGCTTGTGCATTTGCACTTATAAAGCACAAAATGGACATCGCCGACATCGGCATAGTCGCACTTGGCCTCAAGCTTGAAATACTTGGGGAGATCGCTTTTGGTCAGACTAAAGGTCTGGGTCTGGTTTGGAGTTGTACCTCCCGCGGTCACCTTGCCACCAATCAGGGTAGCCAGAGCATCAAGTGAAATTACACCATGCTCGATTGACCAGTCAATTTGCTCAAGTTTGGCATAGGTATCAATTACAGTTTCGTCACCCTTTAGCTGCTTTTCAATAAAGGTAGGTGTTACTTTAAGGCTCCTTATGCCAGGCACGTCAATAGCTGCGCCGTAGGTATAGCTAGTCGAATCGTCCTTAGTTATAGGGAAGATTTTGGCATCATTAATCCCCAAAACTACAGATTCCTTTGTTAAATCAGCCATTCTCAATACCTCCTCGTAGTTTTGTGGCGATACCGCATTGATTTGTGGTAAACGCCCGTATCGTTCTCGTAAAGGTCACCGGCAAACTCCCGGCGATACCAAATGCTGGACATAACCCTGTCTACTGCCTGGGCTATTGCGGTCGTGTCACCTTTTGCCCAAATGTCAATGACCATAACGGATTCGCTTGTCAGCTCCTCGCCATCCCCCACAAGGCCAGGAGAATTGTTCTCCTCCCGGTAGGTAATGCAAGGAAAGGTCGGATTTGCCGGCAGTGACGTAAAAATAACCCCGCCTTTCAGCAACGCTGACAAGACAGGGTCGTTTGTCAATGCCTGGGCTATTTTCGGTTTAAGGTCAATCAACTGCCCACCCCCCTGCGGATGGCATCGGCAAATATCTTTCTGATATTGTTTTTATTCAATTCCAAGGCCGGTGTAAGGTAGGGCTGGGCTTTCATTCTGCTAGTTCCTAGCTCAACATAGGGAGCGTATTCGACGCTCGTACCGATTATCACCGAATACTTGTCGCGGTTCGGCCTTACGCCGCTCCCTGGAGCGGCTCTTTGTCCTGGGGAACCGTTCATGCCCTTTACTTTGCCATTTATCGAATACGACAAACTGTTTCTTAGGTTGCCGCCGACCTTTCCGCTGCCCTTTGGGTACTGCCCCACCGGGCAAAGGTTCACGGCTTGCCCATGCACCAGCAAGCCGGTCGCTTCTAATGCCATGGAAATAGCATCGTCCATCTTTTTTTTAACTTTGTCGCCGTACCATCTGATTTCTGCCATCTTATTCTACCACCCTTAGAAGTGCTTCGATGTGGTTACGGTAAGCAGCTATATACCGGATTTCGTATGCCTGGCCATTAAATAATACTCGCCTGGATAACTGGACGGCGCTGGAATAGTTGCAAAACATCCTCAAAGTAATGCCCTGCTCAACTATCCCGTATTCCCGTTCTGCAATCTCGCCCCCTATAGGCTGAATATCGGCATTGATAGCGGCAACGGTATTCCAGCTTTCAACCGGCATACGAATATCGTTATAAGTGATAGTTTTGGCCTGTATATGCACCTTGTGGGGGAGTTTCAAGGCAGGAATCATGCAAACTTCACCTTTCTGTAGGGCTTTAGCTGTATTCTTATGCTTTTTGGAATATCGTCATCTGTATAGTTTGTTGAAGAATAAGCCCCTACGGATACACTCTGCTTGTACTGCTCTGCATTCCGGTTGTAAAGCAAAACGGCAAGCCGTCCAATAACGGATTCTGCACCGTCAGGAATATCATCACGGTTGCAGTAGTCTTTGAAAAATGCTTGGGCATCCCCTATGATCAAGTCCAGCAAGCCGTCCTGGCTAACATCATCAATAGGTATCCCTAACCGTGTCATAAGCTCATAGCGACTCATGGCTATTCACCTTCTTTGTCGGTGCCGCTTTCTCCCCCGGCTTGGCCTTCGGAGTCGCTTTCGGCTTCTTTGTTCCCGCCATCATTCCCACCACATTTCAGAACCTTCCGCAATTCTTCGGTGTTCAATTTGTGATAACCCTCAATTCCGCGGTCTTTTGCTAATGCCCGAAGCTCCTGGTACGTCATTTCATCCAGGTTTTTATCTTCAGGCGGGGTTTTCACCTTGGCCGCTTCTTCGGCGGCCTGCTGGGTTGCCAACTCTCTCCGGCGACGGTTGAATCCCGTTACATCAACAACAGTCATATCATCACCTCACAAAAACCAAGAGAGGGCCGAAGCCCTCTCGTTTATCATGGTTGTTTATCCTGCCAGATTGGCTTTCACCTTTACCAAGAAGTGGGCGTTCTTCTCGACGGTGTATCCCATGATTCCGACGTTGCTGTCGTCAACTGTTATTTTGATGGTATCGTTTCCGGCCCAGGTACCGCCAAGGGCAATATTAAATTTGCCAACGCCGTTTTCAAAAGCAAGGTTAAACGTTGCATCAGTGCCTGCGGCTCCAGCGTCTCCGTCATCAATCGCAATAGTGCCGGCTGATGTAGTGATGTCAACCTTCACTTCCCGGGTGCCGTTGAAAAACTCCAACACCTTGTCTTTGGCCTTGTTCATCACCTGCAGGGTCACAGGCACCACAAGGTCATCGTTCGCTTCTGTAACCGTAGGCTGCAGTGCCGGTCCGTCCCCACCTTCTCCGGTCATGGCCGGGAGGATAACGAGGTCAACGTCACCCCCAGCTGCGTCCTCAAACCCCTTGAGGTGCTCATAAAACTCATTCGGGGTGAAGGTGAAGCGCTTAAGATAGTCTAAGATCCTCATCTACATCACCCCTTATTAGCCGCTATGAGCGGTTACAAGCTTGTGTTTGAACTGGACTATGCGCACGTTCTTCGGCTCATATACACGCTCCCAGTTAGCAAAATTGGCCAGCTCGGTATTGGATGGGGTAGCCCCTGCAACAGAAGCATTCTTAAATGCAACTCCACGGGGATGGAGAATAAAGTGTCTCCGGCTTACAAGGATGTCGTCACCGGCCAGTATATCTCTCCCTGTTTCAGTAGGTTTGGGAGCTCCACCTTCGCCCCAACCAAAAGCGCCCTGACCAAAGATATAGGTTGTGTATACTCCGTTGGAAACCGGCAGTCCGTCATCTACCACAACACGCTTGCCCAGGAAATAAGGTACCTCGGGTTCGCCCTCGGACGGCTTAATGTACTCGATGAGGTCATCTTTCGCCAGCTTCGCCACCGTTGCGGAGTGCATCGCAAAGCCAGTCAGCTTATTCGCATTGTCGCCCAGTTTATAGATAGCGTCAACGGCGGTTTTTGCACTGATAACATCAGCATCTTTAGCTGTCGGTGTACCGGAAATGTCGTGCTTGTTGTAGTCCATACCGGTTGCAGTGTTGCCAAAAATTCCGTCCAGGGTCTTAATCAGGATAACTTGAAAACGTCTTGCCCAATAATCAGCTACTAAGTTACCTATAGCAGCCATTGGATCGTCACCGGACAATGCTTTGGCCAGGTCATTGACGCTCCATGCTTTACCACGGGTTAAGAGCGCTGCAACGTCCTGTCCTGCCTCTATCTTGCCAACGGTCAAGGCATCGGTATCGCTAATCACTTCATCATCGCCGTCCAGGTCCTCCCAAAACGGCATATTAATCAGTTTACCTCCGGAGCTTGCCAGTCTGTCCAGTTCGGGCGTTCTAGCTATGATTCCGCTCTGATAAAAAGCAGAGAGTTCAGCAGTGCGCTGAATAACATAAGGGTTAAACACTTCAGGAACTATAACATCGGTAATAATGGTTTTAGTTACTTCCGGCATATCTATTTACCTCCTCGTGTTATTTGGCTTGCGCCATCAATTGTTTGGCCAGTTCGGGGTTTTCCCGAAGAATCCGGCCCTGTTCAGTTAAGTTAAAGGTATCCTTCTTCCAGGGGTTAATCTGGCTTGTACCAGGGCTCCCTAGACTCGGAGTTCTGCCTTTTTCTTTGAACCTTTCTTCCACCGCCTTCTGGATGCCCTGTTGCCAAATGCTTTCCAAGGCAGTCAAGTTATTCATGGTGCTATCCTCGTCTTGCCCCACGAAGTAGCTAATAAGTTCAATAGGCAGCCCCTTCTGTGTTGCAAACGCGGTTGCTTTGTTAATCAGCTCAAACCTGATTCTGGCCTGGCGCTCCTTCGCCAGTTCTTCCTCAAGTTTGCGAAGCCGTTTCTGCTCCTCGGTTTCCCCGGGAAACCGCTTTTGAATTTCCTCCTCAATCAGCCCAGGCAGGGTCTTTTCCTTCCAGGTTTCAAGCCCTTTGGTGAAGTATTGGTCTAACCTGGGCTGTAAGAGTTTCTTGCCCTCTGCGGTATCCAAGAACGCCGCAACTCCCTCCGGTGTTGGCTTACTCAACCCCGCCAGGTAGTTTTTGACCTCCTCTGTGTCCTTGTTAGCCTCCAAATAAGCTTTGATTTCTTCCAACGTCATAAGATTATCCTCCTTATTTTTGCCCTTGCAGTTCTGGCCTGCAAGTCCAATGTGATTATTCTTCTTCCTGTATATCTATCTCAGCAATTCTATCGGCCAGAGACATTAATTCGCTAGCTATTTGGCGTAATTGGTTCTCCACCACACTTGTGTCTAACTTCACAGTAACGGTTATGGTTTTTATCTCTGTCATAATTAAATCCTCCTCTTATTTGCCCTCACCAGTTCGCGCCTGGGAGTGCGGTATTTGAGCATAAAAAAACACCCGCCTGAGCGAGTGTCAATTCCATCTTATCATTCGAGATAAAACCACCCCCCAAATTACTTTACTGTATTATTATACCATTCTTGGTAGGTCGTTGTCCTAATAACAACGTTCTTTCCGGTTACTGGGTCCCTCGCTCGCCTTAGCTGCGGCTCCATGCCCTCAATCTCAGCCCTGACGCTACAGCGGCAGTTTACATCCATGGACGGCACTCCGAAGCCGCCAGGGTACATGGCTTCCATGCCGGCTATTTTGAACGGCTCGTCTATATCAACTTTCTGCCCGTCAAGTGCCCTGTGCTTATCTCTTGTCTTTTTGTCCAGGGTGGACACCCATACTCGCTTGAAAATAAGCCCTTTGTCTGCCGCCTTCTCAAAAGCAGCCTGCGTTCCCTGGGACTGCGCCCTGTGAGTTTCAGTCTGGACTATGCGGATGGCCTTGCTCGCCCCGATGTCCATACGTTCCTTTACAGCCTTCGCCGTCTTGTCGTAAGGATACCCCTGGATTATTCCCCTGGCGATTTCCTCACGGATTTGCCGGTTTAATACGCTGATATTGTCTTTCGCCCGCTGTAACCATGTGATTCTGTCCAATGGATTAAGGACTGCCGCCTCTACTGCCTCAGGTTTCAGCACCGTAAAGCCCAAAAGCACTTCGGCCCCGGTTTCTAAAGCCCAGCCTGCCCGGTAATAGCTTTCAGCAAATACGTCCTTAATGGCCTTTTTTGTGATACGGGTTTCCCTGCCGGTCAGCTTGCTTAGTTCCTTTGCAATTGCTTCCTCAAGCTTGACCAACCGGCCATATTTCATCATTTCCCCCATGCTTAGGGAGCCTTCCCGCGAATACTTCTCGTAGG